CAAAGTTTAAATTTAGCAAAAAAACACAATTCGATATGTAGAAAATGTGCTGCAACAAAGAGTGTAAAATATAGAGATAATTCATTTACTAAATCAAATGAATATAGGGAAAAAATGAGTAAAAGTTTACAATTAGCCAGAAAATGCTCCACAAGATATAGTTCAGAAGAGTGTAGGGAAAAATTAAGGATTGCAAAATTAAATCAAATTAGAAAATTGGGAACACAACACACATACAATCCAAATGCATGTCAATTTATAGATGAATACGGAAGAAAAAATGGTTATAATTTTAGACACGCAATGAATGGTGGAGAAAAAATTATAGCAGGTTACTCTTTGGATGGTTATGACGAAAATAAAAATGTGGTATTTGAATATGATGAACCAAAACATAATGCACCCAGTGTTAAAAAGAATGATAAATTAAGAGAACAACGAATTATTAAAAAGATTAAACCAAATATGTTTATTAGATATAATGAAGAGTTTAATAAACTTTATGATGTGATTTCAAGAAAGGAGTTAATGCCGTGCCTGCGCCAATAATCCCGTGGCAGCCGTCCAACGTGCCTTCCGAAATTCAAGCTGAATTAAATAGAAGAAAAGTCAATCGTTCCTTCAAATATATTCAAAATGCACAAGCAAGTTGGGATGTGAATGGAGATTGGTCTAGTTATAGAGGCCCAATGGTTTCTTGGATTCGGGTGTGCTCAAATGGTGCTGGTCATCCTCCTGTAACGGGTTCTTATGGAGGCAGTCCAGAACGATTTGTCTTTTATAGTGGTAAAGGATTTTATCAAAGTTATGGATTTCAATCACCATCAAGTGCAGGTGGTACAACACAACAAGTTATTGGATATACTCCGGGGGTGTCAAAGAAAGGCGTTCAACAAAAAAATGGGGCGCCTCAACCACACATTATTGAAAATTCTTTAATACAACCATCAGACGAACCAGTAAATTATCCTATTCATGTTCCGCCACCAGAAATTTCAAGAATGGAAATCACAATTCAAAAGGAACTTTACAGACGTGCTCAAATTGAATGGGTTTGTTTTTCTTGGAAACAATTAGTATATATGACCCCATATTTTCTCGTACCGGGTATAACTTGCATGGTAGAATGGGGATGGAACCATTATAATCCTAAATCATTGGTTGAAATTGGTGATACATCGTTAATGCGAAAATTATGGGACAATGCTTATCCACTTTACACAGACAATATAATAGATTCAAATGGTAATTACGATGTGGTATATGGTATTATTACAAATTTTAATTGGAGTATTGAAGGCAATAAAATAATTTGCACAACAGAAATAACTTCCAAAGACAGATTGTATTCTGGTATAGCGAAAGATAACGGCTTGTCGGTTCAAAGTTCCACCGATACAACTAAAAATGGGCTATTTCAATCACTAAAAGATTTCATAGATAACAAGGATACAATGAAAAATTTAAGAGATATGGTGACAGTATCTCCGGTTGTGAGTACGTCTCTTTTGTCAAAAGATGTCAAAGACCCCAATAATGGTATGTGGTATGATATTCTTAATCCGTTGTTACAATCGCCATCACTGACTCAGAATGGAACGACAGTAACTCAACAAATACAACAGGCACAAAGAGCTATCAGGTCGTCGTATGTATTTGGTCTTTTTTCAGGCAGACCATCGGATGCATATGATACAGGTGAAAAATTTGGAACTCCTAAAACCAGTGACTTTGATTACGGGCCTAAATCCACACCCGATGCTAATAAATTATGGATTAATATGGGAATGGTTGTAGCCATTTTGAATTATTTTTCCGCTTTGGATAGTGGTGGTAAAAATGGTGAAAATATGTTTGAAGTGGACATTCAAAATTGTGTAATAGGTGGTCATATTAATTTGATTTCCTGTGACCCGAGGGTATTGATTCCAAATTATAAATCACCGAAATTTTTATACGGACTTGTTGGTTTGAAAAACAATACCGTAGGAACATCACCAGACCCTAAATATCCTTATTCATATCAAGTGGTAGTTCCCCTTCCTGCAAAAGCTATTCAAGATAAAAGATTAAAAGATGTGATGCTTCAGCCCGGTAATGCGTGTTATCGTGATAATTTGGATTCCATTATCAATTATAACAGATATAGATGGGCCAAAGTTGCAAATGATACATTTCAAAAATCGCCATTAAACAACTACAGTTTTCCTGCACATGGTCTTGATAAAGCGGTATTACCAGTCAGTCCAAGAGGGCTTGCGGGTAATCAATTGGAAACAGATGTTTCAGGATTGCTTTCAAATATTTACATTTCTTTCGGATTGTTAAAAGAAGCAGTGGATGATGAAACTAATGTTTCCTATACGGACATATACAAGCACATTTTACAAGTTTTAATGAGTGCTTCAGATGGTTTTTGGGATTTAGCTTTGACGGAAGTGGATGGTATTTTCACCATATCAGACAAGAAATTTATAGGAAAATATGCTTTAAATGAAGGACAGGGTGACATAGTATATTCTTTTGATTATTATGATGCAGATAGTATTATTAAGGGTTTAAAATTCAGACCTGTGTTATCTGATGCACAAGCTACAAGAGTCATATACGGGGAAGTAAACAATGCGAATTCAAAGTATAAATACTTGGATAAAAATGATGTACTAGATTACAAATTTAGAGACGCAGTAATAGGAACACCAGAAAGTAAAGTGCAAGGGGACGCACAAGGAGATTTGGATAAAAGACAAACTGCTCAAGGACAACAAATGGATCTGTTAAGTAATGTTCAATGTATTAATTCTCAAAATGATGATGGAACTTTGCAAATGTCATTGAATCCATACAGACAGGGAAACAAACCATATACATTGGATAAGAGTGGTAAAGTGGTTGTTGCACCGACTGATATGCCTGAGGTTGTCAAGTTGGTGATGCCATATCCTCAACTTCTTCGCTTGTTGATAAATGATGGCGATGTTGACAACAACCCAAGATATTGTGCTGTTCAACCGGGTATTATTCTTGAATTGACTTTGCAAGGTATAGGCGGTTTGAGAACATTCCAATATTTTACTGTAAGAAATCTTCCAGAACCTTATAGTGACAGAAATATAATTTTTCGTATTACAGACGTGATTCAAACTCTTGAAGCTGGTAATTGGGAAACCACCATTCGTGCGCAACCGTTGCCGCTTCGTGGTTACATTAAAAGCAGGCTCAAAGGACCATACACGGGCGTTGCAGGCACAACAAATGGATGGCTTCCAGATACGCCGTAAAAAAATTAAACGGATTGACATTCCTATGTTGAACTCTTATCATATTCAACATGATTGGTAATTATAAAGACTTAATAAAAAAATTGCATCATGTACCTGTTGTTTTATGGGCGATTCCATCCGATGAATTTCTTCATCCATGTGTCACAGATATTTCTGCTGTTTTTATAAAAGAATTGGTAAATGGTGACACCTATTGCATATCTTTTAATCATCCTGATTTATTACCTATCGTAGATAAAAAAACCTTCATTGACGACATAAATGATTTTCGTGATAGAAAATGGGTGTTTGATAAAAAATCTTTCCTTCAGCTTTTACCTGTTAAAAAATTATTGGATTTTGATTTGTGGATGCATCTTGAAAAAGGACACACATTGGATAAATTGAGTTTGGAAACTACAGCACACAAATTTGTTTACAGAACGAAAAAGGAATGTGGTGATTTAAACAAGGTTGTTCCATTGTTAAAACATAAGGAAATATTTGAAAAAATATGTAGTGTTGTTTTTGAAACGGAGAAAAATATATTGGATGAAGGTTATGAGAAGGAAAACGAAATTGTAATAGAAACTTTGGCAGACTTGGAATCAAATGGAATTTATGTCAATGCAGATTGTTTTTCAAAACATTTCAATGCAAAAATAAATCCTAATGGACTGGTGTATAGTAAATACAATGTCTATACCAGCACAGGTAGGCCCAGTAATCATTTTGATGGTGTTAATTATGCTGCTTTGAATAAAGATGATGGGTCAAGGTCGTGTTTTGTTTCCCGTTATGGAAAAGATGGAATGATGGTATTGGTTGATTATTCCGCTTTTCATCCAAGAATTATTTGCCGTATCACACACTTTCCGATGGATATCAATGAGGATATTTACAAATATTTGGGAGAAATGTATTTCCAGAGAAAAGTTACCGAATATGACATGGACGAAATCAAGAGCATAACAATGCGACAGTTATATGGCGGTGTGGAAGAAAAATATGAGAACATCAAATATTTTGGAAATTTGAAAGAATTTATAAACATGCATTGGGAAGAATTCAAGAGAAATGGATTCACACGAACGCCATTGTTTAGAAGGATAATCACCAATAAACATTTGAAAGATGCCAATCCTGCCAAATTGTTTAACTACATTCTTCAAGCCACTGAAACAGAAATAGCTTTGTCAGCGGTTAAAGTGGTCAATGACTATCTTAAAGATAAAAAAACAAAAGCGGTGCTATACACGTATGATTCTTTGTTATTTGATTTTTACAAAGCTGATGGACAGAAAGTTCTTAATGACATTATGGAAATAATGACTATGTGTAAGAGGTTTCCTATTAAGGTGTATAACGGTGAATCTTATAACTCAATGGTTCAAATCTATCCTTAATTTTTGGGTTTTTTGATAATATTTATATTTACACGACTGTATGAAAAAACAATTGCTTGAAAAAATTTTAAGTGAGGTTTCATTGGACCATAGAGTAGGCGATGGAATATTCAACATTGAAGAAGATAGCCATATGGAAGCTTTGCGTGATTATCTTACCAAAAAAGGTATTGATGAAGAATCAGTTAAAGAGTTTTCCAACAAGGTTTTGGAGGGAAAATATCCTGAAAGACAAGCCTATAATGCCAAAGGTATTTTAGTTACATTCCCCACACCTGAATATAAACAGGCAGCCATTAAACGTGGTACCCATTTTGAGGATGACCCAACCAGAAAAGCATCAAATATTTTTTCTGAACCTTCTGCACCATCCTCTCCCGAAGAGAAAAAACCTGTTGCGGAACCAGAAAAGAAATCAAAGACAGAACCAAAGACCAATCTTCCTGTTTCTCAAGCTGCACCACCGTCTGATGCTGCTGCGACTACAGAACCTTCCGTTCAAGCCAAAACCACTGCCGCTCCACAACAAACACCTTCGTCAACACCAGCAGCCGAACCAACAGCAAAGGAACCAAATGAGTTACCTTTGCCACCACAAAAATCTCCTGCAGAAAAAGAAGCTGACAAAACCGCCATCAAAGCAATGTTGAAAGGTGATGATTACATGCTGGATGAAGTAGTCCAGTATGTAATGTTTAATGCCCCGCCATACATGATAGATAAAATCAAAAAATTATTATGAACGACAAGAGACAGTTGTTATGCACGTTCTCTTTAGCTACATCTTTCAAACCAACAATAGAAGAAATCAGAAAATTTTACACCGTTTACAACAACTGTTTTTTCGTTTTCTCTAATGTCACTGTTCCTAAAGAAGTGTTCATCACTTACAATATATTAAGTCAAAGTAAAGAGTTTCCCAAGTTTCTAAATACAATTTCCATCCACAGAAAGAAACAAACCAATACTCTTTATACTCTGAACGCTATGAATCAAATTATTAAGGACGAAAATGGGGGAGTATTTGACAAGAAATTTTCCGTGAATTGGAATCTCTACGCAAATTCTTTGATTATTACTGGCAATCCTTCAATTAGAATAATTCCCATCAAACTTTTGGAAATAGTGAATTAAGAAAACGCAAAAAAATAAAAATTTTTTTCGCTTTTTATAGGTTGATTTTTGAGAAGTTTGAGTGTATCTTTCATACTTATTAGTAACAAGACAAGATTTAACGAATTATAGTTAATGATTGACTTTTAGCTAATTAAACTAATTAAACGAAAGATATAATTATGGCACTTAACTTCGAAAAAGTAAATGCGTTTCGAAATAAACTCGCATCAAAAACCGGTAAAAAACTCACCGAAGCACAACAAGAACGAATCGAAAAAATCAAAAAATATATTTGGAAGCCTGAACCGGGCAAACAAGTAGTTCGAATTGTTCCTTATCAATATTCACCTGATTTTCCATTTATTGAATTGAAGTGGCACTATGACTTTAATGGAGACAAGGTAAGTTATCTAAGCCCAGCAAGCGTCAACAAGGCGGACCCAATCGTAGAATTGGCTCAGCGACTTGAAAAAGTAAGAGAAACTTGGGCTAAGGGTAGAAAAATGCAACCAAAACTGAGGACTTATGTTCCCATTATTGTTCGTGGAAAAGAAGAAGAGGGAGTCAAGTTCTGGGGATTTGGTAAACGAGTGTGCGACCAATTGACAGCAGCTATCAGTGAACCGGATTATGGTGATATCACAGATTTAAACAATGGATATGACATTACGGTTGATTTCAAAACTGCTGAAGAATTGAACGCAGATTTCCCTGACACCAAAATTCTCATTAAACCAAAACCACGTCCGGTGATTGACCCTGACAATCCAAAAGCCAAAGAAATCATGGAACTCATTACCAAGGGACAACCAGATATTTACGATATCTATGAACCTGCTTCTTATG